GCCGGTAAGTAACCAACCACCTGAGAGTGCTATCGAAGGTGCGAACAGAGCCGCCTCTCGTGACCCTAAAAATCACTTGCCGCGGCTCTTTTCTTTGAGCGTTTCTATTCGCTTCCGATGATTTTTCTCGGTACGCTTCTCTCACAAAGGAGGCAAATTATGGCGTTATCCGATTCCATTGAAAAACACACAGTCAAATCTGAAAGCAAATGCACACTGGCAATCATTATCGAAATGTTAGAACCTGCCGACAAAACTGTTTTGCTTGATTCCATTAAAAAAGGCTTACCGACTTCTACTTTAGTAGCCGCACTTCGTACTGAGGGTTACCAGATCGCCGAAGCAACTTTCACAAATCATAGAAACGGAAAGTGCAAATGCCCCGCAACCGAGTAGAAAAAATCCTAGAAGAACGCTTAGAAGATTACGGAGATGCGTTTACTGAGTTCACTGCGATCGGTCGCGTGTGGGCTGGTTTTCTCAAGCTCGAAGATGACATCCCTGCGTATCAAGTTGCGTTAATGATGGATGCTCTTAAGTCAGTGCGCCTTTTTTACAATCCTTTCAAGGATGATTCGTGGCTCGATAAAGAGGGATATACAAAGCACGGCAAAACAATAATGGGTGTCGAGTGAGCCTCGCTGATCGTATTAATGAAATACCGGAAGGAATCGAATCAAGTGATGTTGTCGAACTTCGTAAAGCACTTATGCGCGTTCAGAAACAGCTCTTACAAGCGAAAGATCGCACAGATGAACTTGTCGAAGTCACGCACCAAGCCGCGCACGATGCAGTTTTGGGAATGGGCGAAATCAAACCAGTTGCAGAACGAAAATTACTTAAGGGAAAGAAGAAGTCAGAGGTAGCACTTTGGCATATGACTGACTGGCAAGGCGCGAAGAAAACTACTTCGTACAATTCCGAAGTTATGTACAAGCGCGTTATGCAGTTTGCAGAAAAAGCAGTTGCAATCACTGACATTATGCGAGCCGATCATCCTGTTAATGAGTGCGTGATTATGTTCGGCGGAGATATGGTCGAAGGTTTATTTAACTTTCCATCACAGGCTTTCGAGATCGACTCAACTCTTTTCGAGCAATATGTAAATGTAAGCCGACTTTGCGTTGATGTCGTGCGTTATGCGCTTGCAAACTATTCTAAAGTTACTGTCGTACCTGAGTGGGGAAATCACGGTCGTATTGGATCAAAGCGCGACAATGTACCTCGCTCTGATAACTTCGATCGTATGTGTTATGAACTAGCAAGACAACTTCTCGCTGGAGAAAAGCGTTTAACTTGGCAGGAATGTCCGGAAGATATCCAGCGCGTTGAGATCGGAAACTATAAAGCACTTCTCATTCACGGAGACGAGGTAGGTCGTAATGGATTCGCAAGCCCAGGAGCTATCGTTCAACACGCAAACCGCTGGAGATCAGGCGCATATCCTTGGGAGTTCAGAGATGTTTACATCGGTCACTATCACACTCACGCGGAGTGGGCAATGGCAAATGGACAAGGTTCCGTATATCAAACGGGAAGTACGGAAAGTGACAATCGTTACGCGGGAGTTATGTTGGCGGCCAGCGCAACACCTTCACAACGATTGCATTTCGTTGATCCCGTCAAAGGTCGAGTAACTGCCGGTTACAAGGTTTGGCTCGATTAAATGGATGAAGCAGACCTTTTTGCATTTGTAAAAAGGATTTATGCAGACTTAGAAGCATCTACGAATGAGTTCAGCTTCTTTGATTGCATATCTAATGCTCATCGTCTTTATATTGAACTGAAGTGTAGGCGGACACATTACGATTCTTTGTTAGTCGAAAAGGTAAAGTTTGATCGACTTCGTAATCTTTCCGCCTCGATGGGTTTCAAACCAATCTATATATGCTCAACGCCGATGGGTATTTGGGGATTTAACCTTGATAAAATTGCTCCCGTATGGGAAAAATCTTTGATGCCAAAAACAACAGATTTTTTTGATATTGAAAAAGTTGAAAAAGTTGTTGGCTATCTAAAACTCGATCAAGGGATTAAATTAAAATGACTACGATCGTTGCAGTTCAAAAAGAAAATGGCGTTATTTTTGGTGCTGATTCACTTGTCACAGCTGGGAGAAAATACAATCACCCACGAATGGTGAAGATTTCTCAACGCGGTCAGTACATCATCGCTGGTAGCGGGCTTTCAAGTTACTGCGATATTGCTCAACACATATGGAATCCGCCTAAGCCAACACTCGAAGATAAGAAGGATCTCTACCATTTTGTTATTGCCAAAATGATTCCTTCGCTAAAACAATGCTTCAAAGAAAATGATCTGAAACTAGATTTAGACAAAGATGATGAGCCTCGCTTTGGCTTCTTGATCGCTGTTGCTGGAGAAGTCTTTGATATAGCAGATGATTTCGCAGTTAGTCTGACTTCAACAGGGTTTTATGGGGTTGGCTCTGGTTCTAGCCTAGCGATCGGGGCTTTAGAGGCTGGCGCGACTGTTGAGGGAGCTTTAGAAATAGCCAGCAAGCACGACCCCTATACGGCTCCTCCGTTCCTCTTTATGGAGCAGAAGAAGGCTTAATCGTCCTCAATATCGTCAAAATCGATCGGCATAGCCTCGTTCATCATAGGCTGAGCGATGTCGATATCCTGATTTTTAGCCGCCATTAAGCCGGTTAGAAAGAGCGTAGAAGCTCGGTTTACAACATCATCGATCTGGTCTGGGTACTTGATGTCAGCCTCGACCACAACGGCTAGGCTCCACAGGCTAATCTGGACTCGGATCATAGGTCAATCCTTGCATAAATTGTTTCGGCGTGTCGCGTTGCGGGTTATTGACCTTCCGTAATCTATCGGTTACTGTCTGTCTTGACCGATCCGAGAGAACGGATCTCAAACAGAAAGAAGGCGATCAAATGGCAGGTCGATTTAACCTAGAGGATTACGACACAGTCGAATCCCGTATTAAAAAGTTCTGGGAACAATTTCCAAACGGGCGTATTCACACTCAAATTATGCACAACGATGGATCTCGATTCATTGTGCAAGCGTATGTCTATACAGATCGAGAAGATGATCAAGCAGTAACAACTGGAATGGCAGAAGAAATTATTGGTTCATCAATGGTCACAAAAACTTCTGCTCTCGAAGTATGCGAAACCTCTGCTATCGGGCGAGCATTAGCCAACTTTATCTTCTCAGGTAACAAACGCCCTTCGCGTGAGGAAATGGAAAAGTCTGACCGCTACGAGAACAATCCTCGCAAAGCACCGCTTTACGCAGTTCGCGTATTGACACCTGAAGAATTAGAACGCCTCGAGAAGATTCTTGATCTGATCGAACAAACTAACGAAGTGAACGCTCTGCGCAAGATATGGGCAGACGAGAAGGATTTTTTGGATTCAAAAGTCCGAGGAACAACGATTAAAGATGCACTAAATAAGAGAGTGCAGGAATTATCGTGAAGCAGACATCTTTAGAAGCTCGAGCAAAGATTGAGCCAAGAGTTGGAACAATTCGCCGGAAGGTTTACGAGGCAATTCTTCTCAAGGGTTTATCTGGAATGACCGATCAAGAAATCGAAAAGCAACTTAGTCTTGACGGCAATACAGTTCGACCAATTCGCGGTTCGCTAGTTGAAGCAGGTTTAGTCATAGATTCGGGATCGACTCGAACTAACACAAAGGGAAATCAGTGCATCGTATGGCGATCCGCTGAAGATGGGATGATGCTATGAAGCTCTTTTGTAATAAGAATCACTGGGAAATCAAGAACGGCAAACTAATCCTCGGTGCAGATACCGATGAGAAACTAGCAGAACAACTTACGAAGATGATGGCTCGACTAGAGGCTGAAGTTCGTTTGGATATCTACGACCAGATTTGCGCGATCGATTTCGTTAACAATCGCAAGCAAATTGTGAAGAATGGTATTGAGAATGTTGCGCTTCACGTTCAGGATATTTGCGCACAAATCGCAATAGGTGAATCTAAATGAGCGTAGTCACGCCCGTTCAAGTCGAATCAAGATTGAAAGACTTGAGCAAGTTAATTGATGAAGCGCACGATGAATTAGTTTCAGCTGAATCTCGCTATCACGACAGCAAAGCGCAGTACGAAATCAAGATGGCTACGGCTCGGCTTGATCTTGCTAAACGCACTTCGCCTACTGGCAAGAATTACACAGTAGGCGAGCGCGAAGATATGGCATTAGTTCTCAACGCTGAGTTACATACGCAAGTTGCGAGTGCTGAAGCGATCGTCAAGGCTAATCGCGCAAATGTCGCTCGACTTCGTGTTCAAGTAGATATTGCTCGCTCAATCGGAACATCTGTTCGTACCGGAATGGATGTCTAGTGGAAATCAAGAAAATGCTAACTGGAGCGTTATCCGGTCACGATGCCCAACGCGACAGATCATTACAAGTAGATATCGGTCCGTCAGCGGTGGGAGATTGCAAGCGCAGAGTTTTCTTGAACATCACTCAAGCACCTAAAGTTAATCAAACGGACAAACTTGCCGCCATTATGGGAACTTTTATCCATTCAGGGATTGCAGAAGCGATCAAGCGAGAAGATCCATTTGGTGACAACTTTATGATCGAGCAAGAGTTCAAAGTCGAAGGCTTGCGTGGTCACGTTGATTTATATATCAAGGATCGCAAGCAGGTTGTCGATTGGAAAACTACTAAAAAGAAATCTTTGCGTTATTTCCCTTCGCTCCAACAACGGATGCAGGTTCAGCTCTACGGGTATTTGATTAACGCAAATGGTTATCCCGTAGAAACTGTTTCACTCGTTGCTATCTCGAGAGATGGCGAGTCTGAAGATATTAGAGAACATACTGAACCATATAACCCAGAAATGGCTCAAGAAGGTTTAGCGTGGATCGCTGAAGTGCAACAGATGGCGGCTAATGGCGAAGTGCCAGATGCCGAAAAAGATGTCTATTTCTGTCGCTCATACTGCGACTACTACGATGCGACAGGGGTTAACGGATGTCCAGCAAAAACGAAGTGAAAAAGATTTCATTAAGTCAAGCAACGATCAGATACGGAGTGACTCAGCGCACAATCTTTCGCTGGATCGAAAAGTACGAAATCCATCAATTTGAAGATGGTTACTATAACCGCGATCAATTTGATGCCTTAGTCGAAAACTACGCAAATCCAGACTACAAAGAAGTTGACTGGGATCGCGCCGCGTGTAAAGACTTGCCAGTCAATTTCTTCTATCGTATCGAGGAGCGCGGAGTCTCTAAGCTCATCAACCTCGAAGTATTCAGAGTCGAGTGCGCCCCTTGCCCTATCTGGTCACAATGCTTAGGATACGGAACGCATCACGAAAATTACGGCGTTTGGGGTGGGATGACTACTGAAGAGCGACAATCTCTTTTGACTAATAGGAAATCTGCTATTAAAGAAAAAGTGTTTAATGACTTTGACAAACAGGGCATTAGCAAAGAAATGATCTTGCAAGCGATTGGAAAACAGTGAACTCGTTACCTTATATGCAGC